AAAAGAAACACCCTTCATATTGTAATTGTTCCATAATACTTTCTAATTCTTCTTGTTCATCTAAAGCCAATCGTGTTTTCCAATGTGTTGATGTTGGACTGGTTAAAGTAGAATCTCTTAGTTCTGCTACTGACTTATATCCTGAATTTTCTATTTTAGCATCACTATCTGAATCTGCTACATTAATGATACTATGTAATAATTGTCTATGGATCGCTACAGGATTATCAAGATCAGTTAAGGTTGCAACAGAAGAATATGCAGTAAACCCTTCAGTTAATACATCTCTACCTAAATATACTTTTTCAATTCCTGCATTAAATTCTTGTGATGCAATAGGTTCATTGGCTAAATCATTAGAAGCAGTTATAGTTACAAAGATATTACTTAAAATAACATTGAAATCGCTATAACTAATATCATCGCCTTCTGCATTAAATCTGAAACTTAAATAAAGATTATCAGGTAAAGCATTATCACTTAATATACTTGCTATATTAGTAGAGGTTGGTAAAGCTACATTTGATCTATCTACTTTATCTCCACTTGATGAAGTTCCTACTAATTCAATATCTCCACTTGACGATCCAAAACTACTACTCAAAGATGTTGCTAAATTAAAGAATGCTCCATCAGTACCACTCGGACTTCCAGTTATGGTTTGACTATATGTCCCTGATAATCCTAATGTAATCGCAGTAATCTTACCTGTTACTTGTGGCATTTGTAATTTAAATACTACACCTTTTGATTCACTACTAAACCCTGCTGTATTTGCATAAGTAACACTATTACCAGTATTACCATTGTAAGCATTATCTAAACTACCAGCAGTTAAACTTACACCACTTCCAACTATGGTTGCAGTTACATCATCAGGTAGCATCTTAAATTGTCTTTCCATACTCTTTGGAACTTTTAATACTTTGACACTATCTACTGTTGCTACAGAAGTATCAGTCATTCCTGTAAGTTCTACAAATCGTTTCATACCCTTGTCATAAAACTCTAATTTATCAGTTCCACTTGTTCCTTCAGGTACAATATACATAAAATCTTTACCATCATTTTTTAGGAATGGACAAGCATATACATCTTGCCCATTTACAAATTCAGTATTAGCAGTATAATCCCCATATACCAAAGGTTGTATCTTATTGTTGTATTGAGGATTATCTGAATTACTTGTCTTGCCTTGTGGTATAGATACATTCTGAAATGGTCTATTAGATACAAGACTTAATACTATGGTGTTGTTTCTGTAAGCAAAGCTACTAACTCTACCACTAAATATTTGTAAAGCATTAGCAGCAGTATTATCATTATCAATTTGAGATAAAATATTAACTTGTCCATTAATAGTATCGTTTCCTAATAGTTCTAATAAAGTTGTGCCATCTAAGTTTATATTAGCAAGATTTAAAGTTACTGATCCAGTTTTTGTTGTAAATCCTTTTAGATCAAGTGAATAAGATATACTTGGTTTATTAAGGATCGCAGGATAATAGTTTAAATTGTTATAAGTAGTTTCCGAAAAACTAAACTTAAAATCAGGAGTATCAGTTGTAGATACACTTGAAGTTGTATTTTTAAATATTTGTACCAACCAGTTTTCAGTCATGGTTGGTGATAGCTTTGCTGAATAATTAGAGTTCGTAAAACTCATGTATATCTCCTTATTCTTTTAGTAGTTCGTTTAGAATATTTAGCAGATTGTTTACCTTTTTTAGTTGCTGCTCGTTTCTTTCTTGTTTCATAAGCATATTGTGATGAACTCATAGACTTAATCAATCTTTCAGGTAAATATCTTTCACCAGTCTTTGATGATTTCTTACCTGACTTTGTAGTCCACTTTTGTTTAGTCCATCTTGAAAGAGATTTCGCTGCTTTAGTTTTGCCACCTCTATATCCACCACCTGCTTTTTCGTATGCTTTTACGAGAAGTTGTGATTTTCTTGCAGACCATTGACCACTTCTACCACCCTTAGAACCTCTCATTATACGATTCTTAATTCGTTCTCTTAATTTAGGTTTGGTAAAATGTTTAGACATTATTGACCAATCTCCCTTCTTATGTTATTTAGTATTTCATCTTCTCTAAATTTCATAGAAAGGTCTGCTTCAAATCGTTTTACCTCTACACCATATTCAAATATAATAATGGTAGGTACTACTTTGATGTCCCATTCTTTTTGAATGACTGCACCTATGTTTTTGTTGGCAAGATCAACATATCCAGTATAGCATTTATCTATTTTTTCTAATGGTATTTTGTTTGCCCAATTCCAAGAAGCATTGACTTCTATTACAGCACAAAACTCGTTTTTCATTAACTGAATATCTTGGAAATTATCCAAATTGACTGATTGCGAGTACAGCCAAGATGTAGATAGTCCAAGCCATATACACAATGATAGTATCCATTTTTTCATAATCTATCCTCATTAGTTATTATTCATTTTCAGTAAAGTATCATTGATGCTTCTTGTATCATCTTTAATGTCATCTACTTTTTCTTCTAATTTTTCTACTTTTTCTTCAGTATTTAAAATAGAATTACGAATCATTTGATCTTTTAAATCGTATTCTGTTCTGCTGATTGGTGGTTCAGGTAATTTCTTAGCTTCCTCTATGTCTGCTTGAAGATTAAACCATAAACCAACTATCATAAATATTGTTACACCAATACTGACAAGTGTTTCAATATTCAATGTAAATTTAGTTCCTTTTCCAAGTTCCACTTTAGTATCTCCTTATAGGTTTAGTTTTTCTGCTCGTCTTATAGCAGGTATTATTGTATCTACTACTGTTTCATCTACCAATGGGGCAGATATGTTTATTGTGATGTTGTTTCCACTACTTGTAGGGCTTGGTAATGGAGTAATATCTACTCGTTCCATACCACTTGCATTATCACCAACTACAATTCCATTTCCAATAGGAAGGGTTGTTCTTTTGTTTGTTATAAACGATCCACCACTTTGAAATTGTGTCAATGGCTCAAACAATTTATCAATAGCTGCAGTAGCTAATCCTGCTAAAACAATGTTTGCTGGAAATCCAATTCCTTTAAATATACTTGCAATATAAGATGCAGCTGACTCTTTCGATTTGGCTTGTATAGTAGATATTGCATTTGATTTTGTTATCTTACCTTCAGTAGCCAAATTTGTTAATTGTTCTTCTAAAGTTTTTTTATTTGATTCATTTTTCTTTTTATTACCATCTTCTGTTGATTTATTGGCTTCATTTGTTGTGTTTGCCATTTTTTGTGTTGCTTCATTAACTTTGTTTATATCTTCTATTATATCATCAACACTTACTTCTTCATCTCCCATAAGTATTTTAGTAAACATACCTTTTTCAAATGAAATACCTTCATTAGTAGTTTGTAATTCAGATAATTTTTGTTTAAAAAAATCAACTCTTTCTTGTAAAGATTCTTGATCTCCTAAAATTAGATTAGGTGTTCTTTTGTCTTGCTCTAACTCAAATTCAGCCATTGCTAATCTTGCAGATACTATTTTTTCTTGAACAAGAGTTAAATTACGAATAACTGTATTTATCCCCTCAAATGCTGCTAAGAAAAATGCTATTCTTTTTGTAAACAATCCAAGAGATATATTAGAAACCATAATACCAACATTTAAAGCACCATATCCTGCTGCCATTACACCAATAGTTGTAGCAAATTCTTTTATATTGCCTACTTGTTCTTCTGATAAATTATCAACAAAATCAGTCATGCTAATTGCTGAATCTCTTACTACTAAAGCAAAATCTCCTAAATCTCCTAATAATTGTTGCCCAATAGAGTTTTGTAATTGATCTACAGCATCTTGCATATTAGAAATTTTACCACTAAATGTTGCAGCTAATAAGTCAGTAGCACCTGCAATCTTACCATCAGGATCGGTCATCGCCCTTTCCAAAGCTTCTCTAAATTCAGGTAAAGTTAATTTTGATAAATCTTCTATGCCTTCTGCATCTTTGATTAATTGTAAAATACCTCTTTCACGAAGTATGTCTGCTGCACCAGCACCACCTGCAAAAGCACGACCAAATGCTGCACTTGCATCTACAATATCTGTACCCATAAATGCTGCTAAGTCAGCAATAGATTTTAGAGAATCTTCACTACTTACACCAAATGCTTCAAGTGTAGCACCAGCTTCTACTACATTTTGTACCTGGAAAGGTGTGGTTGCTGCAATCTTTGTAAATTGTTGAAATGCTTTAGCACCTTCTTCTGTGCTTCCTTTTAAAGCAACAAGTCTTACTTGTAAACTTTCAAAATTACTTGCTGTTTGTATAACACTTCTTGCACCTGCACCTAATACTGCTGCACCAAATAAATTCTTAAATGTAGAAGTTAATTCCGATGCCGATTGCTTTGTTTCATCAGTTTCTTTTTCTAACTTGTTTAAATTTCTTACAGCTTTAGATACTTCTGCTTGTACTAATAATCTTATTCTTTTATCTGCCATTTTTTTCGCCCATATAAAGTTGAATTGATTTTATCTCACTATTTATAACATCAAATTCATCTAATTTACTTGCAATTACTTCATCTAATGTACTTGCAAGTGGAATATTAAAATCCTTAATCCAGTTATATTCCTTTAATACCATTTGATATTCAATATCTACGATCCATTGTGGATTCATAAACAAGGGTAAATGAAAGTAAAGATTTCTGCCAAGAGAAAATTGACTCTCTTTCCAGCTATCAACTAACATCTCTATTTCTTCCCATACTTGTTCTAAGTTTTCATAAGTCTTAACCTTTTTGGTTAAAGGACTTTGCCTTTTGTATGGAAACTCTAAAGTTATGTGTGGGAATCCCATTTGAGAAAACCACACATAACTACAAAGTCCTATGAGTCTTTTTTTTCAGTACTCATATAGGAAGCAAATACTTCTTGAAGTAAAAGATCAATTTCAGCCATTGTTAAAAGACTCTTATCTTTGTGAACATAATCTTTTTCTGAAAGACCTGATAGTTCTTCTACTTTGTTGATCATATCGAAGTATTTTTCTTGCACTACTTCAGAGCCAGCAAAAGAACTAAGACTTAATTGCCAAAGTTCTCGCTTTTCTTTGTAGTTAATATCCTTAACTTCCCACTCTTTATCGAACATTTTAACCTTCATTTGTTACTCCTTTACCAACCACTTGCTTGGGTTGAATCTGCATACTCAAACTTAAATGCTGTACCTGATGCTGCACCACTTGAAGTAGGTTGTACTACTTTAAATGGAATTGTAATTACTGCACCTGTGTCTGCATTCGGATCTAAGTTTACTGCTGTTGAATAGATTTCGCACTCTATGTTCATCTCACCTGCTGTTGAAACTGTACCATCACCTTGCTGAAGTTTTAGTGTTGCAGTATTACCACTTAAAAAGTCTTGTAATACATTACCACCACTTGCAAAGTCAAAGTTTGCATCATACATTAATGAAATTTCTCCAGTAATGTTTACTGATGGGATACCAAAAGCATAGCTTTCTGCATCACCATTAGAATCTCTACCTACTCTTGCTACATTGTTTTCAAATGTAAATGATACTCCAGTAATCACCATATCTGCTAACGAAGTTCCATCAACATCAAGTTTCTTAACATCAAAGTAAGATTCTATTTGTGTTGGTGATGTACTCATTAGAGTTGGTGCTGCTGAATTAGCACTTAAAGTTTGTTCTACTAAGAACTTACTTGA